AAACTAGATAGGATTGAACGCAGATGCCATTAAGTAAAGCACAGCGTATGATTGCTGATGCACCCTTTAGATTCCGTGTTGCAGTCTGCGGTCGTCGATTTGGTAAGACACATCTAGCAATCCGTGAACTGGCCAAGTATGCTAGAATACCTGATAGACGCTGTTGGTATGTCGCCCCAACCTACCGCATGGCCAAGCAGATTGTGTGGAAAAAATTAAAAAAGAAACTGCAAAAGATTAATTGGATTAAAAGAATCAATGAACAAGATTTAACAATTGAATTAGTTAACGGCAGTGAGATAAGTCTGCGTGGTGCTGACAATTATGACTCACTTAGAGGTGTGGGTCTCAACTTTTTGGTTTTGGATGAGTTCGCAGACATAGATCCAGAAGCATGGCGAGAAGTTCTTAGACCTACACTCAGCGACACAGGCGGACACGCATTGTTTCTAGGCACACCTAAAGGCTTTAACTGGGCCAAAGAACTTTATGACCAAGCCAAGATAAAAAGTGGCTGGGTTAGTTTTCAATTCACTACTGTTGATGGCGGCAATGTTCCTGAAGAAGAAGTTGAACAAGCTAGACAAGACTTAGATGCAAGAACATTCGCTCAAGAGTTCTTAGCAACATTTGAACAGTATGCTGGTATCATTGCTTATAGTTTTGGTGAACACAATTACAGCCCAGCACCAGAAATCACAGCCACACAGCCTTTGATACTGGGCATGGACTTTAACATAAACCCTATGAGTTGTATTGTTATGACTCAAACTAAACAAGGACTACACGCAATAGATGAAATAATCATCTACAGTAGTAATACAAATGAACTTATTGAAGAAATACGCAATAGGTATCCTCGTAATCCTATTACTTGCTATCCTGACCCTGCTGGTGTCCAGCGTAAAACAAGTGCCAATGGAAATACGGATATTCGACTGCTTGAGCAAGCCGGATTTGCCGTGCGTTATCATAGACAGCACGCCCAAGTCAAAGACAGAATAAATGCCGCTAACAGTTTATTCTTTAAGAGAGAAGATGGCTCAACAAGATTCTTAATTGATCCTAAATGTAAGAGCACAATTAAGAGTTTGCAAAACTTTTCATACAAAGAAGGAACACAGATACCTGACAAAGACAGCGGTTGGGACCACGCATTTGATGCATTGACTTATCCTATAGAGTTCTTGTTCCCAATAGCGAAAAAGACAGAAAATATACAGCCCAAGCGATTTGGACATGCCCTGTCAAATTAGAATAAATAAACAATACTGGAGTCAATATGGCTGAATTTACATTACAACAAGCTTATCAACGAGCAAGCGCAACGAATTATCTTTATAATAGAAATAGAGATCGTTGGCAATTTTTAATGGATAGTTACATTGGTGGTCAAGATTACCGCAATGGTGCTTACCTACAGCGTTATGCGCTGGAAAGTGATAGAGATTATCAACTTCGTCTTGAAAATACTCCTCTTGATAATCAATGTCGTGGACTTATCAGTCTTTATATAAGTTTCTTATTCCGCGAAGAACCGGATCGTAGTCTAGAGCTCATTGAAGACCATCCAATGGTTGAAGCAATGTTAGAAGATGCTGACTTAGATGGCCGTAGTTTAGATGCTTTTATGAAGGATGTGGCAATTTGGAGCAGTGTATTTGGACATGTATGGATCTGTGTTGCTAAACCCAATGTTGGTGCTCAAAGTCTAGCAGATGAACTAGCACAAGATGTTCGCCCATATCTAAGCATCTATATTCCATTAGCTGTTACAGATTGGACATGGCAGCGTCAGCCAAATGGTAGTTATGCTCTAAGTTATATTAAGTTGTTAGAAGAAGTTAATGACACAGAAACACGCATTGTTGAATGGACCAAAGATACAATTACAACCACAGTTGTTAATACAAAAAGAAATGAAGCTACAGATTATTTTGTAGAAGTCAATGAACTAGGTCGTTTGCCTTTTATCTGTGCTTATGCAGAGCGTGGCACTGTTCGCGGATTAGGTTCAAGCTTAATTAATGATATTGCTGATCAACAGCGTATGATTTACAATGAGTTAAGCGAAGTCTATGACAGTATTCGTTTAGACACACATCCAAGTTTAGTTGCCACTGAAGCAGTTAATACGCAAGGTGCAGCCGCTGGACAAGTTATTACAATGCCAGAGAACATGGATCCAGCTCTAAAGCCTTATGTCTTACAGTTCCAAGGCGGACAGATCAGTAGCATCTATGACAGTATCAATAATCGCAAAAAGATGATTGATAGTATGGGCAATGTAGGCGCAGTTCGTGCCACAGAAACTCGTGAAATGAGTGGGATAGCCATTGAGACTGAATTCCAATTGCTGAATGCCCGTCTATCAAGTATAGCAGACAATTTAGAACTTGCTGAAGAACAAATTTGGCAAGAAATATGTCAATATCTAGGACTTCCATGGGAAGGTGAAATTAAATATCCAGACAATTTTGCATTACACAATGTAGACAATGAACTAGATCAATTGGCAAAGATGAAAACATTATCAGCTAATCCAATGGTGCAAACTGAAATTGATAGTCGCATCGCTGAGATGCTGGATATCGAAATGATGGAACAACAATTAGGCACAGAAGTCAAAGAAGGTGAACAACCAGCAGACTTTGTTGCTCATTATATGGTCAATGCAGAAGGTGAACAGTTATGGATCGAAACTCCTGCTGAACATGACGCTGCCATTGCAGCCGGATATTCAGAGATGAATATTGCGGGATAAATAAACACATGGAGAATTGATTCTCTAAAAATTTAACTCGAGAGAGGTGATGTCACAATGTCAGACAATACATTGGCAAATACAGAGGCAACTGAAGCCGCTGATCAAACAAATGCTCAGGCAACAAAAAGTTTTACGCAAGAGGAAGTAAACGCAATCGTAGCAAGAACTAAAACTCAATTAGAGAAGAAGTTCGAATCTAAATTTGCTGAACTAGGTGACCCTGAAGAACTTAAAAGTATTGTTAGTCAATACAATAAGCAAAAGGAAGAACAAGCTCTAAAGCGTGGAGACTTTGAAAAGGTCCTACATGATGTAGTATCTAAAAAGGATTTAGAAATTCAAAAAAGAGATAGAATAATTGAGGAATTCAAATTGAATTCTCCTATTCTAGATGCGGCAGCTAGATTTCGCGCTGTAGCACCTGAACAAGTTAAGATGTTAGTTAGAAATAATGTGCGTCTTGGCCAAGAAGGTGAGCCCGAAGTTATAGACCGTGAAGGTAAGGTTAGGTATGATGACTCAGGTCGTCCATTATCAGTTGATTCATTAGTTCAAGAATTCTTGCAACAGAATCCACACTTTGTTCAACCAACCCCCTCCACAACTGCTAGCCGTAGCAATGTAGGAGCTCGAGGCGAAAAACTTGATGTCTCTAAATTGGATATGACAAATCCTGAACATAGAAAAATATATGCGGATTATAGAAAATCTGCAGGTATTGCCTAATTAAGGAGAATTTAAAATGGCAGGTTCTACAACCACAACTTTAAACGACCTATTGCCTAGCATTGTTGCTGAGGCCATGTTCGTCGCTCAAGAACGCTCAATTATGCGCGGTCTTGTAAAAAATTACGCTTTGGCTCCAGGTCAAGGTAAGACTGTTACAGTTCCAATCTATCCACTTCAGTCAGCAGCTACTGTTACTGAAGGTGATGAAGTTTCTAACACAGCCGTTTCCACTAACGGTGCAACTCTAACTGTTACTACTGCTGCTTTACGCACATTGGTTACAGATTTGGCAGTAGCACAAAGTGCCAGCAATGTTGTTGCTGATTTAGGCCGTTTATTCGGTGACGCTATTGCTCGTAAGATTGACACTGATCTTATGGCTCTATTCAGTGGTTTCAGCGTAACTGCTGGTGCTAATGATGCTGCTCTAAGTGCCGCAACTATTGCTAACGCTGTTGCTAAATTGCGTGCCGCTGGTGTTCCAGCTGACGGTCTAGCTTGCGTTATTAATCCTTATGTTGCTTATGACCTAAAGGCAAACTTGACAAACACATTTGCTAACCCAAATGCTGGTATGGTTCAGAACGCAGCAATGACTCAAGGTTATGTTGGTATGCTATTTGGCGTTCCAGTGTTCGAGAGTGCAAACATTGCTAACACTGGCACTGCTGGTGATTATGTTGGTGCTGTTTTCCACCGCGAAGCTCTAGGCTTGGCCACTGTCGGTAACATCAATATCGAAACTCAGCGTCGTGCTTCCTTCTTGGGCACTGATGTTGTTGCTAGCGCACACTATGGCGTTGGTGAGATTTATGATGGTTACGGCGTAGGCGTTATCGCTGATAGCTCTATTCTTTAATCACTGAAAGGAGATCACGATGGCTTTTAATTACAATAATTCAACATTTGTATCATTTGCTGTTTTTGCTGATGTCGTCCAGCGTGATTCTCGCCTCTTTGAAGCAAACGAGGTTGTAAATGATTCAACACTAATCAATGATTTGTTGACTTTAAGTAGTCAACGAATCTTAAGTAAAATTAAGAACACTGATTGGTGGGCGAAATATAATTTTGATAGGAATGCTAGTTTACAAAACGATATACGAAGAGTTCCAGATGTTAACCCCGACAAAATCGATGGCATGCAACAGGAATTCAAAGATTTAAACATTTATCATGTTTTATTCGAGTATGTTCTTCCAAAAGTAGCAGACTTCGGAAATCCTGATAGTGCAGAAGTCCAAAAGATCAAGCACTACAAGGATCAATTCGACATGTTATATAAAGAAATCATTGAAGCCGGTAGTTGGTATGATTACAGTGGTGATAATACAATTTCATACACTGAAGTTCAACCAGTCACAGTCAATAGAGTAAGGACACGATAATGCGTAGCGAGTTAATAACTTATCTAACCGCAAACATGCCCGCAAGTTTTAAGGTCAGTAATGAATTGCCATTTGAAGAAGGTGGCAATAATTTATTCCGTAAAAACTTTAAGCGTGTTTATGTAGGTAATGAACAAAAGTCAATGACAGTATTGCAAGCAATAATGAACGGGGCTGATGTTATGGAAACTCAAACTACCATTAACGCTTACTTGGCAGTTGATGCTAAAAATAGGCCAAGTGATTTAGACACAGCATTAAGTGTAATGGCTCAAGCCAGAACACAAAGTGGAATCAGTAACTCATTTAGAAATGAATTTACTTATACCACGGAAATAGACGGAAGTTTTGAAATATATACTTTCGAGTATATTTTCAGAACAATAGCATAAAGGAAAAAACGAAATGGCATATATCAATGCAGCCTCTAGTGCAGACTTCGTCCGTGTTTTAGTTCGCGTTAACGACGGCACAGATCCAGCGTTTGCTGATTTCTACGCCACCGGCGCAGTTCAAACAGGAACATTAGAAGTCCCTGCACTACAAGACATCACAATCACCAATACTCCATCTACTTTTAGATGGAAACAATTGGATACTGATTCTGAGAAAGTTGTTACAAGTGTAAGCACAAATAGTATCAGTGGAACATTAGTTCTCGACCCAAGCACATTCTTCGGAAGTGGCAGTGGTTCTAGTGCAACACAAAAAGGTATCTTCAATTTGTCAAATGAAAAAACTCGTGTAGACTTTTTGATCGGCCTATCAGGCTTATCAACAGGTGACCGTTACATTATGGGCACAGGTTATTTCAGTGGCATTGCACCTCAAGTTAGTGCTGACAGTCCGGTATGGACTTCCAGCATCAGCATTGAAGTTGATGGATCTTATACAGCTGGCACAGCGGCTTAATTTTAAATTAAGCTTGTAATCAGAAGAGCACCTCCGGGTGCTCTTTTTATGGCTAAATATTATTAGGAGATTTTTGTTTTTATGTTATTTGATGATAAACCAGTAGAGGTTATAATAAAAAGCCTCGAGGGCGAAGTAGCAAAAGCCCTTAGCGAACTGCGATGCGCTAAAAATGATTTGAGCCAGTGTGAAAATAGACTGAAGTTTATTCTAGCAACTGTGCATTACCTGAAAAGCCGTAACGATAAGGAGATATGAGATGGCAAAATCACTGACACAATTGGCCGCAAAGCCACAACTAATTAAAATTACTTTGGATAGTCCAGAGATAATTGAACAATATGGCGAGGAACTTGAGTTCTATATTTGGGATCGCCAGCCCATTGCAAAATTTATGAGTATTGCTACAACTATGAACAGTAATTATACTGAGGCTGTAGGTATGATGAATGATCTTATCTTAGATGAAGAAGGTAAGCCTGTTTGTCGTGATGAAATGGTATTACCTAGTAATGTTATGAGTTTTGCAATTCAAAAGGTTATTGAACATTTGGGAAAGTAACAAACGGAGAGATTGATGAGCATAGTCAGGAATTTAAATTCTTGATTATGCTGGATCAAATGGCAGAGAGATATGGTAAATTGCCCAGTGAAGTAATTCAAAATGCATCAACAGTTGATCTCTTCGTATATGATACAGGTGTAAGTTATAGGAATTTATTAGAGCGTAGATCAAGAGGTGAAAAAGACGAGATACCACAAGAAGTGTTATTAGAAAAATGGGAAAAATATAATGCTAAAGGCAAAAGTAACAAATGATATTAAAAAAGAAATGGATGCTTATAGCCGAGTTGCTTCAATTGTAGCAAAAAGAAGTTATGAATATTTTAAAAGCATAACTCCCATTCAGAGTGGTAATGCTCGTAGAAATACTCGATTGAAAGATACTACCATTGAAGCCAATTATGATTACGCAGAAAAATTAGATACTGGTTATAGTAGTCAAGCACCTATGGGTATGTCTGAAGCTAATATGGACAAATATCTTGATGAAGAAATCAAGAAAATTAGATAAGGAAAAGATATGGCTGGTATTAAAGTTGCTTTAGAATTAGATGACCGTAAGTATCAACAGTCACTAAAAAATGCCACAGCCGCTGCTGATAATTTTGCAAAATCAGTAAACAATAGCGCAACTGTTGCAGGTAATTCGATGAATGGACTTGCAGGTCGTTTAGACAATATTAATAGTGCAATGTCTAGACTAGGATCATTTGCAGATTCAGCTGGAGTTAAAATGTCTAATCTGGCAACAGCAATTGCCGGTGTTGGGCTAGCGGCATTTATTGGTAGCTTATTAAAAAGTGCTAGTGCTGTTAAAGATATCGGTGAAGGTTTTGGTATAAGCACACAAAGAGCTGTTGAATTAGACGCAGGTTTCGGCAAAGCTGGTCGTAGCACAGACCAACTAACAACGGCAATGGCTTCATTTGCCAATACAATCGAAGCAGCTCGTGGTGGAAGTGCAAAAGCACAGGCAACATTAGAAAAATTAGGATTAACTGCCGATGATGTTGCACCTGGAGCAGAATTTACAACTGGTTTCAATAAAGCCGCAACAGCTTTGGCTAATGCCTCTGGCAATACCGAAATGCTAACAGCCAGCTATGATGCCTTTGGTAAAAGTGCTAAAGGTTTAAATTGGCAAGAAGTAGTTGCTGGTATGGAAGGTGTTAATGGTAAAAGTGGAGAGTTGGCTGGTAATATTGAGAAATTAGATGCTACGCAAAAGAGATTAGAAGCCAGTGCAAAAAATTTAAAAAATGCTTTTATAAACATTTTAGGACCAGCTGCTGAAGAATTCAATAATTTCATAGGTAATGCAGATAATGCTAGAATTGCAGTAGCAGGTCTAGCTACTGCTATGGCAGTTATTGCAGGCAGCGCGGTTGTTAATGGAATCAAAACATTGGTAGGTGTAATAGCTAGTTTAGCAGGTGTATTTGGTTTAAGTGCGGCAGCAACTACAGCAGAAACAACAGCTTTGGCAGCAAATACAGCATCTTTGGCTACTAATAATGCATTAAGAGCACAAGGTTTGGCTGCTCGAGTTGCTAGTTTAGAAGCAAGCATTGCAGTAGCAAGAGCCGCACAAGCAGAAGCAGTTAGTTCAGCTGAATTAGCCGCAGCCAATGCAGTATTAGAAAGAACAACATGGCGATTAGTTGTGGCAAAAGGTGCATTAGCAGAAGCCACAGCCGCCAGCACAGTAGGAACAATAGC